GAAATTAATTGCGTCTATCCATAATTTGTAATACATATTCATACCATGAGGAGTTGATACTATAATCATTTTAGTTTTTGTACCAGATGATATTGTAGGATAAACTGAGCTAAAAAACATTTCGGCAATATTAGCAGGCACGAAAGCAAACTCATCTAAAAATATAATATTAAAAGAACCACCTCGAATAGCACTTGAAGATGTTGCAGCCGCCACAATAGTTGACTTATTTTCTAATTCAATATTACCTTTGTTCCAGTTAATTACACCTTGTTGTAACCACTTTGGTAAATTCTCATATGCTAGTTGCACTCTACCTAAAATATCTCTAGCCGTTGAAGATTTATTAGCAAGAATGGCAATGTTTGAGTTTGGATTGAATAGAGCAAAATGAAGTAAATACGAAACAGTTGTGGTAGACTTACCACTTTGCCTAGGTAATTTACAAATGGTAAATCTATTATCATGTATAGTCCTTACAATATGTTTTTGAAAATCGTACATTTTAAAAGGTACTAAACCTTCATCTAAAGATACAATCTTCATGTAATTTTCCATAAAATAAATTGGGTCTTTTTCACACTTTTGATATTCTAAAATTTGTTCTTTAGTAAACTCAACTGGTGTGTTGACCTTTTTTAAATTAGGGTTTCCTAAATATGCGTCTGTGCTCATATTATAATACCTTCTATATGTGTATATCCCATTTTTACAGCAGCTTCTATTCGGCTACTTCCTTTGTAAACAAAATATTGATAATCATAATTTGGATTATTGTCATGTTCTATTAATACAGCGTCATTCATTTCTTTGCCATCAAGTATATCTTGTAACATTATACCGTTTTTGATATAACTTAAACTACTTATCGGAAATATCGTCTTGTTTGGGTGTGTCTGCTTTGCCTTCAATAACTTCATCTTTTTTTAACATCCTTTGTAATTCAGCAGTTGAGCCGACAAATAATGCGTTTTTAATATTTGCATTTGCTGTTTTGGGTAATTCTTTTAAATCTTTTAATTTTTTATTTAAGTCTTGTAATTTATCAACTGTATCAGCTACATTTTTTATACCTGCTAATGCAACTTCATATGCTCTAGGGTGTTCACCTTCTTTGGCAACATTTAATATACCCTCAATAGCCTCTTGACCTTTTTCTATTAGATTATAATAATATTCTCTGCTATTTTTATGGTCATTATCAATATCAGTTTTATTTTTTTCTTCTTTTCTAGGAACAGGTGCCTTAAACTCCTCTTTAGAAGCCTTTGGTTGTTCTATACCTAAAATTTCATTTACTTTATCTTCTAGTGCCATTTAACTATTTATCACCTCTAATTTTACTAATTAGTTGTTTATGAGTTATTAAATTATAATTTTTATTTCTATCAATAATTTTACTATACATATCATCTAATTGTTTTTTGTAATTATCAGATAACATATTATATTGGTATTTTATATTATCTTTATTAATTAAATCTAATCCATATAAAATATTAATCCAATTTATAGACCAAAATAATCCCATACTCATATTAAAATCTTCATCTAAAGGCAATCTTGTTTGCCACATCTCTAACTTTTCTTTTAATGTATCTGGCGCTTCTATTTTTTTTACATCTTTCCAAAAATCTGTATCATTTCGTTTACAAATATAATGGATAAAAACAAAATCTCTTACATTAATCATCATGTTTTCAACTTCTCTATTATAAGATTCTATATTTGTTTCATTGTAATTATGCAATCTATTTGCAATCAAAAATGATTGTTGAATTGTCATACCTATTGATGAGGCTTCTAAAGGTTCTATAAAGTTTGCACTTAAACCTACTGATAAACAATTTTTAATCCACACATCTTTTAAATAACCAGGTTCATAATTTATTTCTTTCTTTATATCTAAATCAGTTTTAAATACCTCTTCTAATTCTTTTTTTACATTATCAACATTTGTGTAATTGTTATTATAAATGTAACCATTACCGTGCCTGCCCCATGTTGGTATTCTAAAACGATAACCATATTTCATGGCTTGAGATAATGTAAATAAATTATAGTTGTCTGTATCACCAGTTGGAAAAACTACAGCTGAATTTAATGTTAAATATTTTTTATGAGATACCCATTCTGCACCCATTTTACCTATTAATAGTTTTTTAAATCCTGTGCAATCTATATAAAAATCAGATTTATAAGTTGACTTTTCACTTTTTAATTCATATATTTCACCATTGTAATTTAATCTAACATCTGTAATAATATCATCAATTACTTTTATGTTTCTTTCTTTTGATATTTTTATCATAAACTCATTTAAACTAATAGCATTAAAATGATATTGATTTAATAAATAATCATCAAACATAGTATCTGGACATTGACCTGTATAAAAATGGTCCTCAGCAATTAATTGTTTATTCTCTGCTATCAATTTTAAGTACATTGATTTTTCACCGGCTAATGTAGGTGTACTAAAATCATATGCGCCGTGCATATAGTCTTTACCACCCCAATCTGTAAATAACAAACCACATTTTAAAGTAGCATTACACTCTTTTATAATTTGTTTTCTATCTAATCCAATGTAATCAGAAAACATACCCCAATGTTCAGTTGTGCCTTCGCCAACACCAATTGTACCTATTTTGTCCGATTTAACAACTGTAATATCAATATTGTTTTGAAATTTTTGTTTTAATATTAAAGCTGTAATAAAACCTGCTGTTCCACCACCAACTATTGTTATTGTTTTTACTTTATTCATCATATTACATTATAATTGATAATGCACCTTACACCCTTACTAGGTTGTGCAGCTGTATGCCAATAAAAACCATCAAACAAAACAACACGACCTTGTTTAGGCATTACTCTCTGTTTTTCTTTTAATATATCAAATCTAGGCACATCACCTTTTTCATCATATTGATTATCATATATTACAGTTTCTCCATCTGCGTCTGTTACATAATATAAAATAACTAAATGTTTAAATTCAGATAAATCAATATGAGGCACATCTAGTTTATCTCTATCAGGAATATTTAAAGGTAATTGTAAAAAAGCACGGCCTTGTAATATTCTTCTTTCACCATGCAATTCTATTTTACTACACGAATTCATAATTATAGGAATAATATTTTTATGATAACTACTTGTTTGTTTTTCATCAGCGTAAAAAACATGACCAAATCCAGGTCTTCTATGATAGTTATTTAAATCTGCGTTGGTAACATCATCTTTATAATACCAAGAAAAATCATTACTTAACATTTCTGATTTTAATTTTTCTTGTTTTTCTAATGTAATAATATCATCAAAAACAAATATATTATTGTGCCACATCATACTATTTCTAACCATCCTGTTATTACATATTTCTCTTTAGTATTACTTATTTGACCTTTATGTGTATGTGTCCAATCTGAAGGCCATATAATTGTCAATCCTTTTTTAGCAGAAACAACTAATTTTTGATATTTAAATTCTGTGCCGCCATCTTCTACATCATTTAAATAGGTCATAAAAGCAAATTGCCTTTTAATACTATGATTTTCAGACCTTTCATAATGCCAATCTTTGTAACCACCACCAATAGGATAACATCTAAATGTATAATTATTTACTATATTAAATCTTGCTAACTTATTAACTTCTGGATATTTTTTTTCATATAATTTAACAAATTTATCTAAAAAATCTCTGTAAAAATTAAAAGGAGGCTCTTCTAAATCTGGACTTATACCCATATCTAAACTATCCTTTATAGACTTATCAACAGTTGTGCCTATACCTTTTGTATCTGGATTTATTTTTCCAGGTTTAGCTAGATTACGATTTAAATTGAAAATGTCTTTTAGATTATCTGATAGTAAATCAGGTAAATACCATCCACCGATAAAACTTTCAAAAGGAAAATATCTTTTACAATGTGATTTTTGTATTTCATGTTTCATAATATAATATTTTAATCTTATTATTTAGTATTGTACAATTACAATACCTTTTCCACCTGCACCGGCTGATTCAGTAGTACCATCATTTGCATTATTAGCGCCACCTCCGCCGCCACCACGATTTGCCGTTCCAGCTGTACCATCTCTTGGTGATGTTGGACTGCTACCGCCACCGCCTTGGCCACCTGAAGAAGCAGGAGCACAGAAAATAGCACCACCGCTACCGCCACCTGCATAGAAAACTGAAGTTGTACCATCGCTGATTGTGTATGCTTTACCTACACCTCCATTTCCTCCAACGCTTGTTGTGCCTCCAGCGCCGGCTGCACCTGCACCACCGCCACCACCTGCACCATATTTTGGAGCACCGCCAGCGCCAGCACCTCCTGGATTTCCAAATCCGTAATTACCTGATTCACCTGGTTGACTTGGTTGTGTAGCAGCAATTGTTTGTTGTTGCATGGAACCTGGAAGGGATGGAGACCCGCCACTTGAACCGCCAGAACCTTGAGAGCCTGGACCGCTTGCGTGTACTCCGCCACCACCACCTTTAGCAGTTAGTGTTGAAAATACTGAATCTTGTCCTGGATTTGTGTTACCACTTGGTCTAGGAGCTGTTGCACCACCGTCACCTACAGTTACAGAAATAGGTGTACCTGGAGCTATAGTAAAACCTGGTCTATAAATTAAACCACCGGCACCACCGCCTCCACCTCTATATGCACCACCTGAACCGCCACCACCTACAACTAAAACAGTTACAGATGTCAAACCTGTAGGAACTGTAAATGTTCCTGAAGATGTAAATGTTTGATATGCTGGAGGGTTAACAGTTATTGTATATTGTCTTGTATTTGTATTAATACCATCAGTTGCTGATAAGGTAAATGTAGATGTTGTTTCAGAACCTACGGCATTAAAGCCTGAAATAGAAACAATTGTTAATCCTGGTGATTGAGATTGTGATAGAGAAGCACCTGCCGGTAATGAACCTGCGCTAACAGAAACTTCTATTGTGCCTGAACTATCGGGGTCCGTAATTGTAGCAGTAACGGCACTACCTCTAGCGCCATCAAATACTGTTGCTAAAGAACCGGCCGCTGTTACAAATGTTGGTGTTGAACCCATATCTAAAGAGTCTTCTAGTGTTGCAGCTAATCCATTTGAATTTGTTACTTTAACATCATGTGGGTCATTAGTTGCCGCCATTGTAGCTGTAGTAGCAGCCACAAGTTCAGTTGCACTATTTCGTGTTACCGTTCCTGATGTGTAAGTTGCACCATTTGTATCAACAAATGTTACAGTTGGTGATGTAGAAAAACCTGAACCGGTGATAGTTATATTGTGTAATGTAGAACCATCTGAAGCTACTGTACTAG